TGGTCTAGGAAATTTAATTCTAAACCGTTTAAGAAATCTATCAAGAGCGAAGTCTCCTCCACCATAACAGAGAACACAGAATGCTCCTCCAAAGTATAGCACAAGAAGTTCTAATAAGTAAATATTGAAACCTGCTGTAACAATCGCATGATAGATCGCAACTGTTATAGTTCCTATAATCGCAAGTGCACCTAGTCTTGTGAACAATCCTGCTATCAATAACCAACTACCATAGATCTCTGAATAGGCAGCTATGTAAGAAGATAATATTGGAAATGGTAATCCAATGGGTCTTACAAATGCATCTGCAAAGTTTTCTATGTCTGCTAACTTTTCATATCCATGATGTATTAGCATTGTTCCTATTGATAATCTGAGAATCAATAGACCAAATGACTTGATCATATTCCTAATAATTTTCGTTGTCGGTCAAAGTAACCTTTAAGTATCCAAGAACTACTATTCTTTTTGTCATCTCCACCTATACCAAATTCAAACTGAACTCTTGAGTTGTTACCATATTTAATAATTTCTGGTGTATTAGATTTACCTCTATCACCACCATTACAAAAGATAACTGTATCTGCTATCTCTAAACATTTAGCAATAGCACCACATGCAGATCCTTCATCATCATCAGGAACAGTAATAACAGCATCTACCATTGTCAAATGACTAATAATTTCTGCTCTCTCTTTCCATGATTGAAAATATTGACCTTTCTTATTGGTCAACCATTCTTCAGTGTTAAGACCTACAACTAAAAAATCAGAGAAATCCTTTGCTCTAGAAAAATATGATATATGGCCACTATGAATTGGATCAAATCCACCAGTAACAAGACTCACCTTTTCATAAAACATTAGATTACCATCCCATGAGATTCGCGAAGTATTTTCTTATATGGCCCACCAGGATTCGCATCTATAGTTTCTTTGACCAGTTTAAGTTTTTGATACAACGCAGTATCTCCACCAAGAGTTAATGCCTTAACTATTGTGCCAAGTTCTTCGTTGTTGATAGGTAAATCCATTTAGATAAAAAACGATTCTAAGTTTGCAGTTTTTTCCACACTCCAATCAATAGCATCAAGTATTGCTTTGAGTGGTTCTACGAATGCTTTATCAAATTGTAAATCATAATCTATATACTTGTCAAGATTTAATTCTGTAGGAAAATCTTGTATGAACGAAATAATATTCTCATGAATAATATTTGGTTTTTTAAGATAACAGAACTTGATCTTCTCACCATTTTGAATGAGTGAGTATTTATGATCCAACTTGTGTTTCTTCACATAGTGATTAAACAACAAAGCACCCCGTATATGTATAGGAGTTCCTTTTGCATAGATTGTGGATGATGCTCTATACTTTACAACATCTGATGCTGTTCGAGGAAATGCAATCTCCTCTGGAGGTAATGTTCTAAACTTTACTCTTGAATCTTCAATAAACTTTTGAACATCATCTTCTGTTCCATTCATCATTATCTTCAATGCATCCTTAATCATTGCTCTACATGGTGCAGGAGTTGATGACTTAACTGCCTCAATACCCATCATCTTCAGTTTAGGTTCATCATAACGAACACCCTCACTATCCCATACGTTTAAGATATATCTTTTCTTTGCTGTCCATATGCCACGATCTGCAATGTTCTCTCTTTTCATGAACATCTTTTGATCATAAGCACTTACGTACTTGGCCAACTCCTCGTAAGAATTCTCAATATATTTTTCAAATTCCATCTCACACACCTGATTAAGGAACGAAACGATGCTCGAACCATCCTTCTCTCGATCTTTGTATATGACCTCCACCAAAGGGCCAAGATTAAGGTAGATACTATCAGTATCACTAGCAATGACATAATCAACTTCCTCCGTTTTTAGTATTTTGTTTAGATAGTCATTCATTTTGTTTTCTATCCAACGGATAGAAACCTGACCAGATAATGTAATAGCTTCTGCGTTGGTAAGTTTATAATAGCGAAAATATTGATTACCAATAGCACCATAAGCGGAATTAAGAGAGATCTTCTTTGCCATCTGGATATTGTTACATCTGGCAATCTCTTTCTCAAGGGAAATAGTTGGAGTTTTTTCATGTTGCTTCTTTGCTTCAATCATTTTCTTCTTGAAGATCACACGATCCCCATACATCTTATCCATCAGTTCTGGTAAGAACCCACGAACATCTTTTCGATATTGTGCACCATTTGCACAAGTAGCATATTGATTATTAATATCTATCTCTTTATTAAGTATCTTATCAACATTTGCTGTTGGATGTTTTTGTTCAATCAGTGTCTCTGGAGAAATATTATATTGCATAATAAGATGAGGATATAGAGAGTTAAGGTCAAAATTAACTACCCAATCATACTTACCAGGTATTGGTTCTTTGACATAAGCACCTGCGTATTTTTCATTCTTTGCTGATCTATTCTTTGGTGGAATTACAATGTTACGTTTCTTGAGATAATTGTAGATAATAGTATCCCACATTCTTACCTGATAAAACACATCGTTGTAATTCACCTTGGCATCATATGCCATAGTCAATGCTAATTCAATTAGTTTCATCTTGTCTTCCAAACGGTCAACAAGTTCTACGTCAATGATATTATATTCTATAAACTTCTGCCATCCTTTTGTATAAAATTCTTTAAAGGTATCAAACTCTGAGTGATCTAACTTCTGCTGACCAAGTTCAACCTTTGCAATATAATCTAGTCTATATGATTCTTGTGCCTTATATGTAAACTTCTTATATAGATCCAGATAATCAAGTTGTGTAACACCACCAAGATCAAATGTGGTGTGTCTCCTACCCATAATATGAACTTCACCTTCAGATACAAGACCCCAAGGTGACATACGTTTCATGAGTTTCTCACCAAGAACTCTATCAATACGTTTACAAATATATGGTATATCGTATAGTTGTATGTTCCACCCTGTAATTACATCAGGAACATCATCCATCCAGTATTCTATGAATGATCGAAGAAGTTTTTCTTCGGTGTTACATTGATAGTAAGTAACATTGTCTTGCTTGTTATTAAATGGTTTAATTCCCCAAGTAATAATTGACTTTGTTGTATAGTCTTGGATTGTGATTGCAAGTATTTCCTCCACACACGATTCAACATCAGGGAACCCTTGCTCAGACGCAACCTCAATATCAAGAGTAACAAGTTTAATTTGGCTGATGTCAAACTTGATTTCATCTTCTGGATATTTGTCTGATATGTATTGGTAAATATATCTGTCATTTCCATATATTTCAAATCCTTCAACATCTTCATATTTTTTATAGAACTCTCTACAGTCTTTAACTGTTCCAGGTTTAATTGCACCAACATACTCTCCGCTTAACGTTTTGTATTTAGTATCTTTCTTAGACTTAACAAATAATGTAGGAAAGAACTCATCTTTCTGTGTGTATCTTCTTCCGTTCTCAACACCACGAACCAGAAACTGGTTGCCGATCATTTGAACGTTAGTGTAGAACTTCATTTAATAAGATTTTCGTATTTCTCAAGTAGGGTTGGTTTAGGGTCAAGAATAGTTAATATCTTATCTGATGATATCATAAACTCATTCTGATTAGTGCAATCAACAAGCCATGGTGATAGAGTATCCTGTTCACCAACAACGTATGGTTCTATCATTTTACAATTAGGATCTCCTATGTCTGCTAATACTTCTTCAATCTGTGTTACTATCTTCAGATTGTTCATCAGAACTAGTAGTTTGATCTGTTTCTTTTCCATCGTTTAATACTTGGTTTACATACATTTCTTGAATTTTTTCTACTGGAGTTACCATAGTAACAACCCAGTCTGCACTTACAGGAATCATAGTTTCTCGTGCAAAGGGAACCCATGGGTGCATTCTAACAGAGACATCTGAACTTGTCTCCTTTGCCTGTAGTTTTACAACACAGGGTTT